GGGGGAACTGATGCTGAGTCTGATGAAGATTTAAGGGCAAGGGTTCCCCTTTATTTGTCTTCACTTTCAAAATCAATTAAAAGTTCATTAAAAGCTTCAGCACTTTCAATTGATGGAGTACAAAATGCAAATGTTGTTGAATATGATCCACCAAATGGATATGTAACTATTTTTATTGATGATGGATCTGGTGGTGCAACAACTGATGTTATTAGAGCTGTTAAAGATGCAATTGATGGGACTGTTAATGGAGTAGAATCAACTAGTGCTACTGGAATTAGAGCGGCTGGAATTGCTGTTAATGTAACAGCTCCAACTGTAAAAGATATTTCAATATTTGTAATAGCATATATTGATACTGGATATGATCAAACAACAGTTTCAGCTAATATAGAAACTGATGTAAAACAATGGTTGTCATCTCATACAACTGGTCAAGATATTTTAAGAGCCGAATTAATTGAGATTATTATGGGAGTTGAAGGGGTAGCAAATATTGATTTAGAAACTCTAAGTGTAAATGGAATTACAACTGGAGATACAACAGTTGGAGATAATGAAGTTCCAAGACTTAGAACAATAACAATCTCACCGAGGTAATTGAATGTCTTTAGAAATTTTTAGAAAAATTAAAAGAGAGATAAGAATTAAAGATAACAAGAAAAAGGGAATAGTTTATGTCACTTAATATTTTTCGGGAATTATTACTTTCAAGTCTTTCAAGTGTTTTTTCTAAAGTAACGTCATCAACAAATTATAAAGTTATGACGGCTATTGCTAGTAGTGTAGATGATGCTCAAACTCAAATTGATAATATGAGTGAAGCATCCTCGATTAATCAAGCAACATCTGCAGATTTAGATCTTCATGGATATACATTAGATGTACAAAGAATTATTGGTGAAAATGATGCAACCTATAGACAAAGAATTTTAGCTTCATATGATAGACCATATGTAACAAAACCAAATCTTAAAGAATTAACTCAACAATATAGCGAAAGCGATATTAGAGTTGAAGAATATATATTAGATAGATGGTGGCTTGGTGGTAATCCATGGCCACAACCAGTTACTGAATATTTACCAGCATTAACTGATACAGTTACTCAGACATCAAGCGGAATATTAACACGTACAATGCCTGAAGGATGGTTAGCAGCAGACACAGCGCGCACTGGTACTAATTATACTTCTGGTAGCACATGGACTAATAATGCCTCAGGAGCCGAACTCACCCTGACAACTCCTGTGTCAGCTGGAACTATATTACGAATCACATATACTCCAAATACAAGTCCATCTGGAGATGACATTGATTGGGTCCCCCATGGATATCTTGGTGATGACACAATAATACATCATCGTTTAGTATCGAATAATTATGGGGAAATCGAATCAATACCATCAGAAATAAGTATACAGACAAATATGCTTCCAGGATATCAGGTATATTCTATGTATAATGATATAGAAACTGGAATTGTTTATAGTTGGATATCAGTAGTAGATGGAAATAAACGAATAACATTAAAAGAAGAAAATAGAACTGATAATTTAGTTAGTGATGAATTTCAAAATGCAACTAGCACAACACAAGTACAAGTAAATCACGATATTGCAAAAGTAATTGGTGTATGGTTAGCTACAGATCCAGATCATGAAGGAATAAACTACGCTACAGATAATACTTTTGATGGAAGAACTATTTATTTAAATACAGAATTACCAAGTAAAACTGGATTAATTGTTAATTATCATCGATATTCAATTACAGATTATCAAAGACTTGATTTTGAAAAATTTGTAAAAACCGGAGAAGATGATTTGAGATTTACACTTGAATTACAAATGTCTTCTAGCTTTATTAAATGGGGAACTTTTAAATATAGACAAAAAAGATGGGGAGAATTAATAAATGAAGTTGCTGGGACAGTAGGGGAACTTCTTAATATTGCAAAAGCTGCTGGCGTAAAAACAAAAGCAATATTGATTACAGCTGGCGCAATTTATGGAAGACCAGAATCGATATACGCACAAGTATATTATGGTGGTTCATATTACTAAGTTGGAGGAAAACAATGGATAAGACTAAATTTTATGATCAAATGCATGTTGCTGCAGAAGACATGGAACAAATATATTTAGATACAGAAGCTTTTATGGTGCAGCATATAAGAGACTTTCATACAAATAAAACACAATTTATACTTGGAAGTACTGCATATGGATCTAATTCATTGAAAGTTTCTTCAACTTCTATTCCATCTTTAACTGTTGAAATTTCTGGTGGAGTTGCTTATGATAGTTATAAACGCCTTGAAGTAACATCAACAGAAGATTTTGTAATTACGAACCCTCCTCCAACATCTGGTGGTGGATTAATTATTACAAGAATTGATCTACTTTATATTAAAAGAATTACGACAGATGCATATCCATTTACTATTGATTTAATTGATTATAATAGAAATATTTATCAAGATACAAAAGATACAAGAAGCGTTGATTCATATCAAATTGAACAATTGCAAGGAACATATAATATAGCTGGTGGAGTAAAACCCGCAGTTCCTGATGATGTAATTCCTCTCGCATGGATTCATTTGAGAGATAATACAAATAAAATTTATAACTATGATACGGGAAGTCTTGACGAGGGGTATATCGAAGACGCCCGTACAGTTGTATATGCAAATACAATATAAGGAGAATGAATAATGTCAACACGTTATCCTGACAACTATGACAGTTATACAGATAAGCAAGACAATATAAGTGATGCAAGAGCGCAAGATGTAAATGATTTACAAGATGCTATAATGGCAATCCAAGAGGAACTTGGAACTAATGTTGCTGGAAGGAATCAACCTTCTGGGTGGACACTTGCATCTAGATTGGATCGTTTTATTAATGATAACGGGACATTAAAAGCTACAGTGTTGACTTCATCTGATATACCCTCTGGATCAATTTCAAATACAAAAATTTTCCATGAAGATACTTTTGATTTTAAACAAATAAATGTTGGACAACATTCTGATGGAATAACTTATGGATATTCTGGTAGTGGACCTGGCCCAGATGCCGGTGTAACAATAGATGAAGATGGTAATATATGGTGTGATGGAAATATAACAGTAAAAGGTGGACAAGCAATTCAAGCATCTGAAACAATTACAACAAATCTTAATGTACATGGTAATTCATATTTAGGTGATCAATCAACAGATATTACAGAAATTCATGGGACATTACGACCAGCTGTAACTTCACAATATAATATTGGATCTTCAACAAAAAGATGGAAATCTGCTTATATTGATATAATATTGGGGCAATCAACTGGTGGAGAAACTTTAACTGTTGGAACTTCGGGGGTATTTGATAATACAATAGCAATTAAATCATCAACAGATTCTTCTTCTGGTGATGCTCTTGGATTTATTGGTATAAAAAATCAAGATCTAATATTTCAATCTGGTACGGGAAAAAATTTAAGATTACAACCTTATGAAGGGATTACATACCTTGATGGAGTTGCAACACTTACAAATCCCAATACAGGAATGATTGTTAATAGTAATATTGTTTTTAATGATGGGTCTTCAAAAATAACAGCAAAATATGATGATATAGATACATATAATTTTTATATAAAATATCCATATGTACAAGAAAATATTCAACAACAATTTATAGCAAGCCCAGGAACAGTAATTTCAACTTCAGCAAAGACTGATGTAGCAGCTTCTGGGAATAATTTAATTGTTGATGTTACTATAAATAATGATAGATTAAATGAAATAGGGGATTTATATACTTTTCCAGATATTACAAATGCAGTTACGACAAAAACAGATTTTGTTTCTGGGGATTCAGTAGTTTTGAATGATGCTCTTGGAATTTCAATTATACAAACTGGTTCAATAGTTTCTGGACAAGATTTAAAAATTGGAGTTAAGGTAAGGAAAATATAATGGGGAATATATATTATTCTGGAGGTTCATCTTTACCTCCTCAATATAGTGAAGGTAGAGATGGGAATATTATTGTCACTGGAACAAATGTAAATATTGCTGATATTTATAATAATGATAATGTTACTGGTGTTATAACTCATCGCGGTTCTAATAAAGGATTAAATTATTCAAATGGAAATCCAACAGGTGAAAATGCATATAATCCTCAAGCAAATCAATTTGAAAATAGAGGATTAAATATTCCTAACTGTCTTAATTTCACTATAAACTCTGGTGCTTCTTTAATAGCTTCATCATGGAATGGTACAGATAATCGAAAAGGTGTAATATGGATTGCTGCTATACAACAAATTTATATTGCAGGAACAATTAATGTTGATCAATTAGCAGTTGCTGGAGCATTTTCTCCTTGTTATCAACAGCAAGGGCTTACTGGAGCTGGAGTTGGTTATGGTGGAGGAGGTTTTAGTGGAGGTCCTGGTTATGGTGGTCCAACAGGAGGAACTGCTGGCGCGTCATATGGAGATACTCAAATAAGTACAATTACTTGGGAAAATATATATGGTTCATCTGGTGGAAGTGGCGGAGCTACACACGCTGGATTTGGTGGAGGATTCCCATTTGGTGGCGGTGGTGTACATTATTCTGGGCACGGTGGTGGCGGTGGTTTTAGAAGTACAGGACGTGAAGGATACACAAGTTCGGGTACAAATACTTCAACGGATTGTTTTTGGGGTTCTCATGGCGGTGCTGGCGGAGGAGCAGTTAGATTATATGCAGCTTCTTTAATAATTGATGATTCCACAGGATTAATAACAAGTGATGGAACTTTTGGTGGAAGCGGAACAGGTCAATTACAGGGTGATTATGCTTCGGGTGGAGCTGGTGGAGGAGGTAGTGGAGGTTCAATTTATATTGAAACAGTTTTAGGTGCAAATATAGGTACAGATAAAATTAGAGCAAGGGGTGGGACTGGTGGAGGATGTTGGAATTTAAGTCCTACACGTTATTCAAATGCTGGTGGTTATGGTAGTGAAGGAAGAGTTCACATAGAAGGTGGATATACGGGTTCAACAAGTTTTAACCCAATAGAATAAAAGGAAATTTATGGGAAATACTATAATATATAAATATAATTTAACAGATAAAATAAATAATAATGAATTAACTTTAACTTCTGCAACAAGTGGGACTAAAGAAGAATTTTTACAAAATCCATTGACTATTGAAGAAAAAGAAGAATTAGAAATTATATTAAAAACGGTTAATAATAATTATGATTTATTAGGATATAAAGAAGTTAACGGGAAAAGACATGTAATAATTATATATCTGGATTGTCCAGAATGTCATACACCTAGTGATTAATTTTGTTAATAACATTAAAGGAGAATAAGAATGACAGGCCTAAACATATATCCAAGTGATTACGATACATGGTCAACAAAAGTTGATAATGTCAATCGTATTTTTGCTGATCATGTAAATAAATTACAAGATGTAGTAGAAGCGATTGAATATGAACTTGGACTTGGCCCAAAAGGTGCTACATCAAATGTAGCTGCAAGATTAGATACATCTCATGATATATATGGTAATAATGTAGATAGATTTTATAATAATTCTGGAAGAACATTAAATATCGGGGAAGTTGTTGTTGCAGATAAAACTCAAGCACAATCTATAACTGTTAGTGGAGCTTTATATAATGAAGAAGTTATTGGAGTTGTAACTGAAGCGACTGCAGCTGGATTATTAACACCTATTGCGACATTGGGTAATGTTGGAACTTATGTTACTGCTGAAACTGGGGACATTAGTCCTGGGGATTGGTTAACAACTGCTTCTACTCCTGGATATGCAACTAAAGCTCTTGCTGATACTCAAGTATTTTTAGGAAAAGCTAATACAACTATTTCAGCTGGCACTTCTGGAATATATTCAATATTTGTAAGAGTTGGTGCTAGTGGATTACCAGAACATACCCATAGTGGAATTACTGGGTCTGGTGGGTTATTAGGTGATAATGTTGTTGATAATAGAATATTAGATAATACAGATGATTATACAGTTCATAGTTTAACTGTTTCTGGAGATCTAATTGTTAGTAATTTAGGTGGAGATACTCTTAATATAACTGGAAATTCATATTTAGGAAATGATGCTTCTGATTTAACTCAAATATCTGGTAATCTTTATATTGCTGAAAATACTGGTATTCCAGTATCAAATGGAGCTATTTATTTGGGACGTGCTGGTGGTTGGACATATTACTTAAGATATAATTCTGCAGAAGGAAGATTTGAATTAAATGCTCCTCTTTATATTGGAGGACTTTTTAGTGCAGATTATTTACAATCTTATAATGATGCTATTATTTGGGGAAATACTTCTGTAAATACAATTTCTACTTCTGGTAATGCTGAATTTGGAAATGATGTTGTAATACATGGGGATCTTTATGTAGAAGGTACAGAATATGTAACAGAAACAGAAGTTTTAACTGGAGATCAAGTTATTACTGGTTCTTTATATGTTTCTGGTAATACATATTTAGGAAGTGATTCTACAGATACTGTTTATGTGTCAGGAGATTTAGCTGCTGCTGGAACAATATCTGCTTCAGCATTAAATATTGCAGACAATTCAATTTTTCAAAGTGATTTAACTATTGAAGGTGATTTATATGTAAATGGTACGGAATACATTACTAATACTGAGATTATTTCTGGGGATCAAATAATTGGTGATGAATTATGGGTTAAAGGAAACTCATATTTAGGAAATGAATTAACTGATACAACTTTTGTATCTGGAGACTTATATGTTGGTGGAATAGTTCATGGATCAAGTCCATTAAAAATTGGTGATGATTTGAACATGAATAGTAATAAGATTGCAAGTTTAGGAGAACCAAATGATAATTCAGATGCAACAACTAAAAATTATGTAGATACTCTTGTTGCGGCAACTTCAGGACAAGGTGGAGGTGGAGGAGCCTCACTTATTACTGGAGTATTAGGTGAAACAATAGATATTGGGCAACCTGCATATCAAGCAGAATCTGATAGTAAATGGTATTTAGCTCAAGCTATTGATGGAAAATTAACAAGTTTATCTATTTGTCAAGCCGGTGGAAATGCTGATGATACTGGAACATTTATGAGATATGGTGAAATTACTTCTGCAACATCAGTTACTTCTGGTAAAGAATTATATGTTTCACAAGATACTCCAGGAGAATTAATTGATGTAGTTCCTGAAACTGGTATTATATCATTTATTGGAGTAGGTAAAGAAAACGATAAAATAGATGTTGCAATTGGATTAACATCATATACTATTAATAGTACTGGCGGTGGAGGTACTGGAACTGGAATATTAACAGGAACTCTTGGAGAAGCAGCTAGTGCTGGTCAACCAGTATATCAACAAGAATCTGACGGAAAATGGTATCTTGCTCAAGCTGTTGAAAATATGGTATCATCATTATCTATAGTAAAAGTTGGTGGCGGATCTGGAGCAACTGCAAGTCTTGTGAGATATGCAGAAGTTACTGGATTAGATAATTATCCATCAAATAAAGAATTATATCTTTCTCAAGATTCACCTGGGGTTTTAACTGATACAGTTCCAGCTTGTGGAATTAAAATATATACAGGTATTACACGCGGCCCTGATACAATGGATGTTGTTATTGGAGTTATTGGCGGATCTATTAGTGGTGGATCTGGTGGTACAGGGACTGGGGTTACTGAAGGTGAACTTGGTGAAACTGTAGCAAAAGGACAACCTGTTTATCAAAATAGTTTAGACGGTAAGTGGTATCTTGCACAAGGTGTTAGCGGAAAAATATCTTCATTATCTGTATGTATTTTAGGCGGAAGTTCAGGAGCAACAGGACAATTTATTAGATATGGAGAAATTACTGGACTCACTGGATTACCTGATAGTAATGAAATATATTTATCGCAAGAAAATGCTGGTGAATTTGTTGAAACTGCATCTCCATCTGGAGTTGTTGCTTATATTGGTGTAAGTAGGGGTACAACCGAACTTGATGTTGCAATTGGAATTACTTCTTATGCTTCTAGTGCTTCTGGGAATGTTGAAGTACAAGGACAAATTTATTCACCATCTGTAGATCATGGAGATGTTAGTGGAGCATTTGATCTTAATTGGAATGATGGAAATGTTCATACAATTTCTTTAACTGATAATGCTACAGGTAATTTAATACATGCATTTAATGGTGCAAGTTATGTACTTACTGTAACTCAAGGAACATCTGGGAATAATCTTAATTTTGTTCAAGCAATTAAATGGCCTGGTGGAGAAACATATGTACCAACAACAACTCAAGGAAGTGTTGATGTTCTGAATTTTATTTATGCAAATAGTACTTATTATGGTGCTTATATGCAGGATATGTCATGACAGCCTATTATAATTTAGGAGCATTTTTAGGGCAATATTATCCTCCATTTGGTAATGGAAGTGATGGAGAAGTTATTTTAGGGTCTGGATCGGTAACTTTAAAAAGTATTTATGAAGATGATGATGTATCTGGAGTTACTACTTGGAGAGGTACAGATAAAGGATTAAATCACGGAACAGATTCTTATTTACCATATAGAAATAAAACATTTGGTAATTGTCGTAATGTTCCCAATTTTACTAATTTTACTATAAATAATGGTGCAACTTTAACAATTGATGCTTTAGGAGAAGGGACAGATTTAAATAATGGAGTAGCTTGGTTTTGTTGTACTGGAACTTGTACAAATAGTGGAGCAATAGATTTAGCAGCAAAAGGATGGATAGGCGCTCCTTGGACATGGGGAGATAGCGAGAACGGAAGAGGTCCAGGTGGCGGTATAAATGGTAGAGGTGGAAGTAACCCTCCGCCATATGGAGGAACTGGTGGACCAATTTATGGATCTACTAATATTCCTAAAAAACCATGGGAAGATTTATTTGGTTCAGGTGCTTCCGCTGGTGGAGGTGCCGTTTATGATGATTCTTGGTATGGTGGTGGCGGAGCTGGAGCGGGTCATAGAAGTGTTGGTGAAGATGGTTCAGATGGATTAGCAAAAACACCACAAACTGCGGGTCCTTCAAGTGGTATACCAGGAAATGGTGGAGGCGCATTAAGAATATATGCAGTTAATTTTAATACAGAGAGTGGAACAATTAGTGTAAATGGACAAAATGCAGTAAATGGACATGCTGGTGGCGGTTCAGGTGGAACAGTTTATATAAAAACATTAAACGGTAAGTTAGGAACAAATAAAATTACTTCTACAGGTGGAATTGGATTAACTGACTGGGCTAGTTCGGTAGGTGGGGATGGTTCAGAAGGAAGAATTCATATTGATGGACCATATACTGGAAGTACAACTACTCCACCAATTGAATAAAATAAAAAAGGAGAATTATGATGGTTAGAGGAGATGGAGGTCTTATAAATGTACCCGTTGGCGGTGTTGGGGGAGAAGCGTTTGACCCATCCCAAACTCTTACGCTAACAAATCCAGGAACAGGATTAGTTGTTGAAGGCGATTCTGTAATGCAGAGTGCTTTATATGCTGTAG